AACTTGCCTACTTCAGTATCTTTAAACTTTTTCTTTTCAGCCAAAACTTTGGAATATTTTTATAATTAAAAATTCTAACATACGAAATACAACATAACCAAAAATTAATTGTTCCATAGCGTACTTCCTACTGTGTTAGTATGTCCAGACTGAATTAGATTTAGATGTATCGGTATCGCAATGTATAAAGGTTTTAGCGATTCCCAACCGTTTGAATCCTGCTTTAATAAGGGCATTAAGAATAATGTATCTTTCATTTCCTGATCTAACAGCAATGTCGGCTGCAAGACCGTTGAGGTGTGATGAGTTTTGTACACCGCCAACTTTTTTGTTATGTTCAAATGTTCTGTATCCACTTGTAATTTTAAATGGTATCCCTGCAATTTCACGTGCATTGTTGAGCAACTCAAGAAAGTTACTATCCATATTAACACCACTACCTTCGTGGTCAGGTGAATCAAATTCATCTAACGTAAAGTATTTCATTTTTTAATTTTTTCAATTTCTTGCTTTATATCACTAACTACTTGGTTAAATTTATCTTCTAAAGCATCAGGAATACCATCCTTATCTTTATCTGTAAATAAACCATAAACAGTTAATGCCATCATTACTGCTGTTAAAAACATTACTATTGAAATTATAATTATTAAAGTTTGCATATTTATTTATTTATGTGGCTACCATCGCAGTAACCTTCTGGGTTATTTGTGCATCCGCACTCACATTTTACTTCTATCATAACTTTCCTTTTGGTGGGTTAAACTTATCATCAAAAAACAATGCACTTTTTAGGATGATTTTATCCATTATATTATCTTGATTTTGAAGCATTTCTCTTTGTAGGTTTATTACCATTTCTTCTAATCTGTCTTTAGCATCTACAAGCATTTGTATTTGATGGTCTTTCTTTTCTATTGTTGCTTTTAGTGCGTTTATGTCATCAGGTCTTGTTCCACTTATAGCACTAATTAAAACTGGTATACTAGCTGCAATAGATCCTATTAACATAAGCACAATCTCTTTGTTAGATTCTAAAACAGGATATTGTACAAACGTAATTATAATTCCTACTATAAAGAAAAATATAAGTAAACTTCCTGCATAACTACGCAGTTCTTTCGCTACACCATTTTTAGGTAATGTCATTTCTTTAACTTTTTAGAAATTGATATAATAGTATAACCAATAGCAAGTAAAAGGCTTATAGCTTGTAAAAACGGATTTACAGCACTAACAGAAAAAACTAATGCAATTACGTTTAAACTATAAATCTTTAAATCTTCCACTATCTATAATTTAATTTTTTAACAATTAATTTCATTATTTAATGATGTAATACTTTGCTGAGTTAAAACATTGTTGTAAACTCTAAGTTGGTCTATGTTACCTGAAAAAAATGATTCAGAATAAGCAGTACTACTTACGTAATATGAAGTATATCCAAGACTTGGGTAATTGGTATGATAAGACAAAGATTGCATTGTTGTTGTAGCTACTACTGAATTACCAATCCATAAAGTTACAGAATTTCCTGTTCCACCATTAGTAAGTGCTACAAATGTCCAAGTATTTAATGGTACTTGTGCAGTAGATGTAATTCTTGTGTAAACGCTACAACTTGGGTCTGCAGGAAAAGGGTTTCCACAATCTCCTGCGTGTCCTGAAAACCTTACTGTTTGCCCATTAACTATTTGCCAAGACCATCCTTTACTCGGTCCATTTATATAATCATAATTCGCTAAAATAGTATAAGGTGCATTTGCAGGTGGATTAGATGAAATATAAACCCAAGCAGAAATAGAAAACTCATTAAAATTTAACGAATTTTGTGGTAAATCAATTTTTGTACTTGAGCCATTAAAAACAGCAGATGCACTTCCATATTTTTTTACACTTGTACTATAACTAAGGTTATTTATTGAATAAGAATTATACGAGGAACTACTTGTTGAATTAGTATTACTATTAAATTCATAAAGAGCAGTTCCTGTTACACCTGTAGGATAATTTAAAGTGCTTGTGGTACAAGAAACTGCTGCTGCCCCTTGAGAAAGTATTTTTGCTTTTCCTAAACTCATTATATAAAACTTGGAAGTTGATAATCTATAACAGAAGCTTTTGTACTTAAAGCATTTATTTCTGTTTCTTTACCTGCACACTCACTTCTTAAAGCTGCTCTTGCATCTATAATATTTTGTGGTGCTGCTATTCCTTCTTGCGCTCTTATTATATACCAATCAGTTTTACCAATTTTAGCAGAGTAAACAGATTTTAAACTTTCTATTTTTTGTGTTTTAAGTTCTGCTACTTATTGACTGTAAGTTTTGTTTTTAATAGGGTAAGTAAATACTTCATTATCTGCATCCCATTTTATAGAACCTAATTCTTGACTATCTTTAGTTGCAGGTGTTACTACATCGTAAAAACCAAGTTCTTTTAAACTTGAATCATTTAAGTATTGTACACCTAAAATATTTCCCCAAGTTTTAGGAACTGAACTATATGTTTTAATTGTACCGTTTATGTTAATTGCTTTCATATCTTATTTTTTAGCTTGGTGTTGAATCACTTACATAGGTTAATACTGAGTAGTTAAAAATAGGGTTTGCTGAATCATCTATACACTCTACCATTAAAGCATTAGTTTTAGAACCATCATAGTCTTTTTCGCCTAACTTGTTAAAAGTTCCATTTGTTGCTATAAGTGTTATTGTATAACCACCTGTCAAATTGTGGAAAGTTATTACTTGACCTACTTTGAAAGCTGAAAAAGTAAATGACTTTGCACCTGTACAAGCTGACTGTAATTTAAAAACAGTTGATGTTGACCAATCAACAGCAGTATTACCTGAAGTTGCAGTTATTGTTGTTGTACCTGTATATCTTGGTTCTAACTTGTCAAAAGTAACTCCATCGTCTGCAATTTTTGCAGTTGTAACATTCGCATCTAATATCTTTGCTGTAATAACTTTGTCATCGCCTATTGTTAAAGCTGTTGCTCCTGTTACATCTCCTGTATGAGTTGCATTAGTTACCTTTGCTGTATTTGCTGTTATTTCTGTATTTATTGAATTAGCTAACTTATCGGCTGTAACTGCATCATCTGCTATTTTAGCAGTCGAAATTCCTGCATCAGCTAAAGATATAGTTACTGCTCCTGTTGCTGAATCCCTTTCTATTGGTGCTGTTGCTGTTATACTTCCTACATCACTTGCATCATCTGTATACAGTTCCGTAAAGTTGTCATTCACTTTATCAAAGGCATCTCTTATAGGATCACCTGTCCCATCGTTTGCTGTCGTGCCAATATTGATTACCTGTTTAGCCATTGTTTAAATTTTATATTTGTGTTGCATCTGCTTTATAATTCGTTGTATCGGCTAAAAATGGTGTTCCAGATATTTGTGTTAAATCTGCTGTTAGTGCAAAAGTACCCCAGCAACTTGGTGCTGAAATATCAGGTATATAGTTTGTTGAATATGCCGTATCAGAACCAAATCCTGAATCAGTTATCATTTGACAATATATTGAACCCCAATTTATGTTATTAGCCATATATATATAATTACTTTTTTATGTTTTTGTTATACATCCTTTTTAAATAGTTTTTTAACTTAACTATGTTTTGCTGTTTAGGTTTATAAGTCCTTTTAATCATAAAACCCAACCAGAAAAATTAGCATCCTTATCCGGATATACGTTATCATTATTATTAGTATAATATTCAGCATATCTTTCTGCTGCATAAAAACTAAAATGTTCTATCATTCTATCGGTGTAGTATTGTGCTGTTGTACGTTCTTTTTCAATTAAAAAATCTACTTCTGTTTTAGATACGTTTTCCGCATTTTCACTACTATGTTTATAAACACCTTTATTAGATACCGTGTAAGCAGCAAATGGTAAATACTCAACCATTGCCCAATGTACTAAACAAGGTTTAATATGGTTTTCAACTAATGTTGCATAATGTCCTGTTAAATTACCTGCTATAATATCTGTACTTATTTTATCATATAGCTTTGTACCTATATAATTTTGTATATGTATATTCTGTGCAATCTTAACGTATTGTATAAACTTATCAGTATCTACTCCACCTGATACATTAGTGTATTTTACAATATCTTTACGAGTAACAAATAATGCTTCAGCCATAACTATCGTGGTGTTGTAAAGTTTTTAGGTTTTATAAATCCCCTATTTTTCATATCTCTTGGTCTTTTTGCAACTTTAGCATCATTAGTTTCAGGTTTAAAACCTTCTTTCTTTGCTTCATTTACACTTATTTCTGCATTTGGGTTAGTAGCATCTGGTTTTACACCTTTAGCCATATACGTTTTACGCATCCAAAAATGCTGACACGATCCACCACCTTTGTAAAGCCAAATATCGTAAGTTGCAGCACCACCTTTACCCCACCCAGCGTTAACAGGTTGTTTACTCATTTGCATTATATCTTCTTTTCGGTATATCTTTTTAGCTGATACCATTTTTCTACAAAACTCCCTGCTATTAGCTGATACTGTTAATGGTGCATATTGATAACGTACTTTAAACTTCATATCATCTGCTTCACCATCTTGTTCGCTTTTAGCATTTGATCTTGCACTTCCTGTAGATGCTAAACCTACCATTTTATCTAATGCTTCTTCTTGGTCATAGTCTACTTTGCGTTCATCTACTAAATCCCAGTTTTCTAAATCTTCATCTTCACCAAACTCATCAAGCAAATCAAATACCTTATCATCTGTTTCAGCACTTAAATTACTTTGTTTGTGTTCTTCACAAGGCATAAACCATATCTTGCCTTCGTATTCGTGTTCGTGGTAACCTTCACAACCTATATTTTTAGCACCTTCTATTGCCATTTCTTTTGTTGCGTATGCTAACCTGTCATCTATAATAGCAAAATCTTTATCTACTATTTGGCTTTTTAGTGTTAACTCCTTTTTTACACCTGTTTCTTCTTCACGTGCTTCATCTGTTATTGCATTATCTGTATCTATAAATGCTAAAGGCTGAAGTGTTTTAAAATATAGTTTTAAACTAATACCATTAACAGCCAATATATCATCTATACAGTCCGTTAATAAGTCTTGATAGGGTTTAATAGTAATATTGTCAAAAAGTAACGCAGCGGTCTTTATTTCATCTGCATTTGATCCTAAACCATTGTTTTCGGTACGTATACCCAATAATAAAGGTGAGGTTACCCTATGTGCTACTATTAACTTATTACTACATTCATTTGATAAATACTCATAGTGTTGTGGTGCATCGTTTAATGGTATGTTTTGCACATTTGTTGCCGATTCAGCATTATTGTTGAATGCAACTATTATTTGTTCTCCTCTTGCTCCTGTAAGTTTATTTATTATATCGTTTTTAACTTGTATTTGTTTTTCCCTATCAGGTATTCCGTTATTAAAATTGCAAATTAATTTTCCAGAAAATCCATTTTGTACATCGTTAATAAGGTAATCACTTATCTCACTTTCTAATTCAGCATATGCTAAACCACCTTGATAATCTACAGGACAATAATAATCGTACCCACTAACATACCTTTTTATAATTTTTATTTCAGGTTCTTTACCGTTACCAAATCCAAATGCTGCTATTCGTTCTGGTTTATCTTTAGGTTTTACTTTTGTCCAATCAGGTGCATAGTAATATCCTTCTATTTCACCATCTTCATTACATTTTTCTGCACGTAGTGTTTGTCTTGGGAAGTGTTCTGCTTTATATACCCTATCATCTTTGTAAAGCACTTGAAAAGAACCTTCACCTAATAGTTTTAAATCTAATACAACCTTTTTTAAACAAGTGTTGCTTATAATAGATCGCATTGCAGCATACTCGTTTGTTTTAGTGTTGCTATCTAAAGCATCTAACCCTTTACCGTATATCATATTAGATACACCGTTAATAATAGCGTTGTTAGTTGTAGATTCTGTATAAAGTTTTATTAAATAAGAATAGTAATCATTATCCTCACCGTAGTTAACCCAATCTTTTTGTTTGTCCTCGCTTATTTTAGGTCGGTTGTAAGAAGCTAAATTTACTATGTGTAAGTTATCCATTATATTGTGATAAATTCGTTTGTAGTGCTATTAGAAGTATACTCACCATTGTTTATTGTGTAAGCTGGTAAATCTGTTTGGTTTGTACAGTATATTTTATCTAAAAATACAACTGAACTACCTGAAAGTATTTTAAGTGTGTAATAAATATCTTGTTTTACAGGAAATACAGCATTATACCTGTTGAAGTATAAGTTTTGTGATATACTTGTTGTTGCTTGACTGTACACTTCTTTGTTTTGCGTTTCATCTGTTATTTTAACCGTGTAAGATGCGTTTGCAGTAAATTCTCTTGGTATAAAATCAATATTTTGTGCTGATCCGCTTTCTTGTAATACTATCATATATATACAATAAAAAAGTATCAAATTTGTTATTATTAAAACAAAAAAAAGGGCAACATTTCTGCTACCCCTTAATTTACCAAATAAAAACCCTATTAAGAATTTGTACCTTGTGTTACAGTTACAGTTCCTGATAATCCTGCAAAAGGATCAGCTTCTGTAGCACCTTCTAAAAAGTTAGCAGGTACTTGCTCTTGTGCAGCAAATGTAAGTGTATACCCGCTGAGATCTCCCATAGCCGCTCCACTTGTAATAGTACCTCCGGTCACATCACATCCATGCTCTGCTCCCATTAAAAATGCATTTCCATTATAGTCTTGTACAACTATATGAGGTCTACCATAACTCATCAGCTTTAGCTCTTTATGGTCTTGTACAGTTAATTTCTTTAAAGTAAGGTTTAATGCCTGTTCAAAGAAAGTTGTACCATTTTCTCTTGAAGAAGTAATAGTTTGTTCGAAACTACTATTCCCCTTTAATTCATATTTAAATACCGTTACACTTCCCAGACTATCTATTACATCTGTATCTGTGCCATCGTATGTAATAGTTATGTCACCAAAGTCTGCAAAATAGACAGCTTTAATGCCCCCGACGGAATCTTTACAGGGTTCTTTTCTTCCTTTTGTTAAATCACATGCCATAATCGTTAAAAATTTTTTTTTAACTTACTGAAAATCAATAAGTTATTGTTATTTTATATAAAAAAAGGTGAGTAGGCACTATTGGCTTACCCACCTAATTTATTGGTTAATTAATTATTAAGAATAAAGTACGATATCACTTCCGATGCCATACTGAACACCAGCTGTAAATCTCATTACTACTCTTACATTCTGTGAACCATCAATATCAGCCATGTCAATTACTTTTATTTCGTTATGGTCTGCTAGCAGTCCGGTGCCAAAGAATAAGTTTGATTTTTCTGCTGCTACCATTGTGTTATCAGCTAATCCATTTGCTACAGCGATTTTAATACCATCAAAAGATAGTGTACCACCTGTATACCATTGTGTACCGTCAGCATTTACACCGGCAGCTCCTACATTAGTTGCAAAACCACCAAGCGCTCTCACATAAGCTCTAGCGACATTCTGTGAAACATATATGTACATATCTTCAGAAGTATAAAGAGTACTACCTATTGCATCTACTACTGATCCAATTTGTGCTATAACATTACCTGAAGTAACTGTCGAAGCTGCCACGTCAGTAACATCAGCATCAGCTAAAAGTAATTCTTTAAATCCACCAAACTGACCTGCTGTTGCAGCAGCACCATTCCAAATAGATTGTTCTGTACGTTGTGCAACTTTAGAAGCTACGTGGCCAATTAAAAAGTCTGCAAATGAAGGAGGTAAGTTATCAAAAGCACTATATCCCATTTGTACAGCTTCCCAATCATTGTGAAAGTCTGCTTTACATAATTGTAAGTTTACTTGCTGAAAATCAGGCTGTAAAATTCTTTCTGTAAGCGTTAAAGTTGAAGTTGGATCAAAATCACAAGTTGCATCTTTTACAATATCATCACTTGATACTTTTTTAATTACTTCTTTAAATTTAATATTTGGCTTAACGGTAATTAATCCATTATCCAAAGTTGAACCACTAAGTAATGCGGCAGAAATGTACTGACCAGCAAATTCCCCGGAATACGTAGTAGTTATTGAGTTTGTTGTTGCCATTTTATTTTATTTATAAGTTTATTTATTACGATTCACTTGCCCATACACCATCACCACCAGTTAAATACCAGTCAGTAAGTGCTACAGCTTTTAGTGTACACCAATCGCCTTTATTTGCAGTTGCTTTTGTGTTAATCCAATCTTTATCATCTACACCACCAGAAGATACTGAACCTACAGTACCGTGAATTGCATCAGTTGAAGCAGGTGAAAGTGTAATAATGTTATTACCATCAGCACCTGTATTACGGAATGTAAATTCCATTCCAATGTTTTCAGATGTAATAGCTGGTAAAGTCATTACTTTAGCATCTGTTGCTATATTAAATTCAGTACCTGCTTTATTTACAGGAATATCTTGAGTAGTAGTCAAAGTTTCTTGCTTTGATCTTGCTCTCAACACACTATTTGAAGTTGTTATTGTTGTTGACATTTTTTATTTATTTAAAATTTGATATTTTATTTAAAACTCTATCTAATGTTGTATTAGTTCTTTTTTGTGAATACAAGTTTAGGTTAGGTTTATTTTGTTTTTCAGGATTATGAGTAACCTTTTGTACTGGTTCGCTTAATTCTTCTTTTTCAGCGTAAACAGTTTTAGTAGTTGTTTCTTCAGACTTGACAGAATTTTCACCTACAGGTTCTTCAGCCATTTCTTCTTCTTTTTTAGGTAAAAGTATAGCTTTAATTTCTTCAACCATTTCTTTTACTTCTTGAAGTTCTTCTTTAGTAGCATAATTCATTTCTTCTTTAGGTTTTTCTTCGGCTTCTACTTCTTCTTCAGGTGCTTCTTCAACTGCACCGATAGAAGCAATAATACCTTCTTCTTCTACAACTAAAGTTTCACCATCTATAAGTTTGTACTCGCCTACTGGTAGTGCTACTTTTTCATCTTCGGTAACAATAAAAACTTCTGCTCCAGCTTCAAAATTTTCACTTTCTATAATTGCACCGTTCTCAAGTTCAGCTTGTGCCAACTTTACTTCTACAGGTGCTTCGGATAACTCTACCCCAAGTACCTCTTTTACTTTGTTTAACATATCTGTTGCTTTCATATATATTACAATAAATTAATAATTAGTTTGTTATGTTTTTAATAAATTAGATAGCAAACATATTTGCTAAATTAGATACAGGAACTTTAGCTGCAACATCACTAATGCCATCAGTCCATTTATCTATCCAACTTGGTGGATCTTCTCCTATAACTTTATAAGCGGCAACAAGATCAGATGCTAATCTAAATGCTTCTTTTCTATTTTGTATTAACTTATCTTTTATTTTTTGATTCTGTCTATTAATTGTTTGGAATTCTTTTTCAATTTTTTGTGCATCTACTTTTGCTGAAGCATACATATCAATAGATTCATTAAATAAGGTATCTAATTTACTTTTACTTAATTCTACTTTAACTGAATCTTTATTGTTTTCAGCTAATTTTGTAAGTATTCTTTTAACTTCTGGTTTCATAGTGTATTTTTTATTATAATAATATATTTAACAGTTTGTTATGTTTTAGTTTGCTGCTTGACACGCTGCACAATCGTTATATAATGTTACAGCACTAAAATGATGTCCGTGTGCAGTTTGGTCTTGGCTTAATACGGTATAACAACCATCGTGGTTATTGTGGTCTGCATTTATATAATATACATTGCCTATTACTAATTGTGTAGAACCGTAAAAGTGTTTTTTTTGGCTATGGCCACACTTTTGTACTCTATATCCGTATTCTCCTGCACCTGGTGTTTCTATTATTCCTGTCACATTTCCTACGCCTTGTGCTTCAAAACTACCATCACAACATTCTATAGAATATGTACCATTTTTACATAAGCAACCTCTACGACCTGATTGTGGACTTGGTATTCTACTCATTTAATTAAATTTTTCTGCTGCTTCTGCATATAAACCTGCATCTAAATAGTATTTATCACAAATTTTGTATAATCTATTAAATTCTTTTTCTGCTTTTTTTACTCCTAATTCTTTAGCTTTTCGTGAATAATTTTTAAATTCTTTAGCTAATACGAAAAATTGTTTTTCAGATCTTTTTAAGGTGTTTGCTGCTGTTATTCTAACTTGTTTTAATCCTTTTTTATAATCAGCTACTGCTTTATTTAATTTAGTTTGTAATTGTTCAGCATTTAATTTTAATTCATTGTTTATAGCTAAATCTACTTTTTCAGTACTAAATAATTGTTTTAGTTCTTCTATTTTAGCTTCTGCTATTTCTTCTTTACTCATTTTAGATTGTTTTATTGGTACACAGTTTGGTACTCTTTTACCATTTTTTATTTTAAACCCTATCATTTCATAACCATCATAACACGGTTCTTTCATTTCATCTTTTATAGGTTCGTTTGGTCTTTGTAACTTATCTGCAAAGTAGCCTTCTATTGAAAATCCTTTTACCTCACCTGCTTTTACTTTTTTCCAAACATCATCGTTATTTACTTTCATAGATACCATCCAAGTACCAATAGGCACGTTTAAATCGTACATTCTACTTTTATCTTGTTCACTTTCT